TAATCAGCTTGACCTTATCGATGACCAGGCTTCTTCTGGAAAGCTAGACCTCATTATCCAGTTGCCTTACGTGATTAAGTCTGATGCACGTAGAACGCAGGCGGAACAACGCCGAAAGGATATTGAGGCACAGCTAAGTGGTAGTAAGTACGGTATTGCGTACACTGACGGAACCGAGAAGATCACTCAGCTGAACAGAGCTGCCGAAAACAACTTGCTGGCTCAGATTGAATATTTGACCAAAGAGCTTTACGGCCAGCTAGGTCTTACTCCGGAAGTCATGAATGGTACGGCTAATGAAGCGACTATGATTAACTACTATAGTCGTACAATTGAGCCGTTCCTAGAAGCAATGGTTCAAGCCATGCGTCGCACTTTCCTAACAAAGACGGCTAAAGCTCAAAATCAGTCCATCATGTACTTCCGTGATCCGTTCAAGCTTGTACCGATCTCTCAGATTGCTGATATTGCGGACAAGCTGTCTCGGAATAAGATCGCGACGCCGAACGATATGCGAACCGCTATCGGTTGGAAGCCGTCAAAGGATCCATCAGCTGACGTTCTCGCCAACGCAAACATGCCTGATCCTAATCAAACAGCCGGAGCACAACCTCCTGCGGTTGATCCTCAGCAGGATCAAATCGTTAACGGAATGTTTGACGGGATCATCTCCGATATCGATAGGATCCTAGGTTCTCCTGCAGGAGTAAACTGATGGACCTATTGCATTACGTTTCGGCGAACTATGATCCGCAGAAAGCGCATGAGTACTACCTTCAAAACCGTCAGCTAAAGGGTAAGCACTCGACAAAAGGGTTTACTCAGAAGCAAAAAGAAGCCTGGTCGTATGCGCAAGCTCAGATCAGAGCTAAGACCAAAGAAAAGAATGTCGCAGCAAGTACGAGCGAGAAAACCTCGATCGAACAAACTCGAGAGCAAGCCCAACAACTTCGTCAAGAGATTTCGGCGAAGTTGAAGGCGTTCAATGACATGCTTACGCAAGGTCATTCGGCGAATGTAAAAAGCATCAGTGAACAGTCTAAAGCTCAACATAAGGCTATAGCTGATAAGCTAGTTGCAGATCTTGCCGCACTTCCCGACATTCCTAAGAATCTTCCTAAGGACCAAAGAGACAAGCTGGTTAAGGAGCGTGCTGATAAAATTGCTGCTCTCAAAGGCCAGGCAGCTTCTGATAGGGAAGATTTGAACAAGGCGGTGGCTGACGTTAGGCTTTCTGAGCGAACTTCCACACAGGAGACTCGGCAGGATAACAGCACAAATGTCCAGGCACAACGAGCTCAGGTAGCGCAAGATCTTAAGGGCGTTGTAGAAAAGTACCGGGCTCAGTATCAAAGTGCCAGACAAGCCAACAAGTCCGAGTCCGGTGCAACTTTGGACAAGGAATTCAATAACATCAAGTCTAAAGTTCGATAAACGGAAGGAGTCGCTCAAAATGGGAGCTGACTTTAGCGGTTACGCTACTAAGGCGGACCTCAAGTGCTCCGACGGTCGTACGATTTCTGCTCAGGCCTTCCAGCACATGGACAAGCAGACCGTTCCTCTCGTCTGGTCGCACGGCCATGACTCGCCCTCGAATGTTCTGGGTCACGCGGTACTCGAAGCTCGCTCCGATGGAGTTTACTGCTACGGCTACTTCAATGACACCGATCAGGGCAAGACTGCTCGTGCGCTCGTCAAGCACAAGGACGTCAACAAGCTGTCGATCTTCGCCAACCAGCTCGTGGAGAAGTCCAAGAAGGTGCTTCACGGCATGATCCGTGAGGTAAGTCTTGTACTTGCCGGCGCGAATCCCGGGGCCGTCATCGATGCGCTTCTCATGGAGCACGGTGATGGTTCCATTGGCGAACTCGATGACGCGGCTATCATTCACACGGGTCTCGAACTTGAGGTCCTTGAGACGGACGAAGAGCAGGAGCCCGACGATGTCGACGAGACTGTCGAGCACGCCGATGGCGATCCGACTCTTCAGGATATCTACGATGGCATGGACGACAAGGAGAAGGCTCTCGTGGCGTTCTTGGTCGGCCAGGCTCAGCAAGACGCGGGTTCCTCAAACAGCGGTGACGCCGCTACCGGTGGAAGTGCCGCCCATTCCAACACTGCCGGCGACGGCGACCTCTCGCACCAGGAAGGATCCAAGGGGATGACCAGTACCCGCAATGTCTTCGAGCAGACCAAGGCCCAGGGTGACAAGCCCTCGCGGGAGCGTCACGAGCTCTCTCACGACGACGTCCGTGGCATTGTCCAGGACGCCATGAAGCTTGGCTCTCTTCGGGACGCCGTCGAGGGCTATGTCCTCAAGCACGGTATCGACAGCATCGACGTCCTGTTCCCGGACGCTCAGACCATCGAGCAGATGCCGCAGTTCAACAAGCGGCGTACTGAGTGGGTCGACGGCGTTCTGAACACCGCTCGTCACAGCCCGTTCTCTCGGGTCAAGACGGTCTGGGCCGACATCACCCAGGCTGACGCTCGGGCCAAGGGCTACATCAAGGGTCACTACAAGGTGGAGGAGTGGTTCGCTGTTACCAAGCGCGTCACCACGCCCACTACCATTTACAAGAAGCAGAAGCTCGACCGGGACGACGTTGTCGACATCACCTCGTTCGACGTCATTGCCTGGATCAAGGCTGAGATGCGGATCATGCTCCAGGAGGAGCTTGCCCGTGCCATCCTGATCGGTGACGGCCGTGACGTTTCCGACGAGGACAAGATCAAGGACCCGATGGGTGCCGCCGCTGGCGACGGTATCCGTTCGATCTACCACGACCACGAGCTGTTCGTCACCACGCTCAACGTCAACGTTGACGACGCAAACTCGTCGTACGACGAGGTCATCGACGCGGTCATGGACGGTATGGAGTTCTACAAGGGTTCTGGTACTCCGACGTTCTACACCACCATCAAGCAGCTGAACAAGTTCCTGAAGGCCAAGGACGGCATGAACCGCCGTCTGTACAACAACAAGGCTGAGGTTGCTGCTGCTCTGGGTGTCGACACAATCGTCACTGTTGAACCGATGAACGACATGGCCGGACTGATCGGCATCATCGTCAACCTGGAAGACTACACCATCGGCGCCGACAAGGGCGGCGAAGTCAACATGTTCGACGACTTCGACATCGACTACAACCAGCTGAAGTACCTGATCGAGACTCGCCTGTCGGGCGGCCTCACCAAGATCAAGTCGGCGATTGTAGTCAAGGCTACCGGCGCTACCGACGTGCTGCTGGCTCAGCCGACGGTCCCGACCTACGACGCTACCACTCACGTGGTCACCATTCCGACGATGACCCACGTGACCTACAAGAACGCTGACACTGGTGCGACCCTCTCGGCTGGTCCTCAGACCGCCCTGACGGTTGGTCAGACGCTCAACGTTCAGGCGACCGCCGACGCTGGCTACTACTTCGCCAACGACGCAGGCACTCTCAACCCGTTCTTCCGTCGGGCCTAGTAGTTAGATAGCACGATGGCAAAGTTCTACGGCAACATCGGCTTCGCCGTTACCGTGGAGAAAGCGCCTGGCGTGTGGGCAGATACGATCGTCGAGAAATTCTACACAGGCGACGTTATTCAAACCATACGTCAGGCGCAGCCGAATCCCGAGACTGTCAATGACGATCTCGTACTTCAAAACTCCATTAGTATCGTCGCAGACGCTTACGTCAGCGGAAAAATCTTTGCCATCCGGTATGTAAGTTGGCAGGGGACTCTGTGGAAGGTCACTAACGTCCAGATGCAGAGTCCCCGCCTTCAACTTAGGTTTGGGGGTGTTTACAATGGGCCTAAGGCTGGACCTCCAAGCTAAGTTGGAAACCTTCACCGCCAACGTTTATTTCCAACCACCTACCGGTAAGCAAATGGATTATCCGTGTATCGTCTATAAACGACGCGACTCGGATACCGATTTCGCTGACAACGATCCGTATCGAATTCAAAATCGTTATGAGGTTACGGTAATCGATGAGGATCCGGACAGCCTGATCCCAGCTAAGGTTGCCGGTATGAAGACCGCTTTGCACAATAGGTTTTTCATTGCGGGCAATCTTAATCACGACGTGTACGTTCTCTACTTCTGAGGAGAAGTGAATGACCCGGGTCATCTGGGACAAGGCGGGTGAGCGCACCTATGAGACTGGTGTCGACCGCGGCGTCCTCTACCTTCCCAACAACGTTGGTAATTACGTCGAGGGTTACGGCTGGAACGGTCTCACCACCGTAACCGAGTCGCCCTCTGGCGCTGAGTCCAACCCGCAGTACGCGGACAACATCAAGTATCTCGATCTGCAGTCGGCGGAGCAGTTCGGCTGCACCATCGAGGCGTTTACCTACCCGGACAAGTTCGGGGAGTGTGACGGTACTACTGAGCCTACTCCTGGTATCACTGTTGGCCAGCAGAACCGTAAGCCGTTCGGTTTCTCGTATCGTACCGTTCTCGGCAACGATCTCGAGAAGAACGACTACGGCTACAAGCTGCACCTGGTCTACGGTGCTCAGGCGGCTCCCTCCGAGAAGCAGTATGAGACGGTGAACGATTCTCCGTCGGCGATTGCTTTCAGTTGGGACGTCACGACCACGCCGGTCGAGGTGACCGGGACCAACCCGATCACAGGTAAGCCGTACAAGCCTACCGCGATTCTGACCATCAACTCGACGCTGGTTGACGCAACGGCTCTGGCTACTCTCGAGGACTTCCTTTACGGGACTGTCGGTACGGATCCGTCTCTTCCTTCGCCGGCTGACGTCATCGCCATCTTCGCGGGTACTGTGACTACGGTCACCCCGACCGCTCCGACGTACAACAGTTCTACTCACGTGATCACCATTCCTACCGTAACTGGTGTGGATTACAAGATCAACGGCGAAATCGTCACTGGTACGGTTACGATTACGGAAGACACTGTCGTTACTGCCACGCCGACCACCGGTCACCGGTTCCCGCCGGTCACCGACTCGGACTGGTTCTACGACTTCGTCTAATCCCAACAAGAAAGGAGACTAGAGAGTGCTTACTATCACAGTAAAGCTAGATACTGGCTTCAATGAACAAACAAACGAGTTCGTTGATACCGAACTTGTGTTGGAGCTGGAGCATTCTCTGGTTTCTTTGTCAAAATGGGAGTCAAGATTCGAGAAGCCTTTTCTCGGTTCTGCGGAGAAGACTCCGGAGGAGACGTTGTGGTACGTAAAAGCCATGACACTTTCCTCCGGAGTCTCTCCGGAGGTTTATGAGAAGCTCTCTTCGGAGAATCTCAACCTAATAAACGACTACATCAACGCCAAGATGACTGCCACTTGGTTTAACGAGCGTGGACCTCAACGACCAAGTCGTGAAGTAATTACTGCTG